ATTTCAGCGGTGTTATCTTCTAATGTTTTACCATTTATTAATGATAATTTTTGAATACCTACTAATTCTTCATTAGTATACCCTGCTTGTTCACGTAATTTAGTAAACGTTATTAAATCTTTTTGATTAAGTTGGGCATTAGTACCTAAAGATTGTCCAACAGCTACCATAGATTCTTGTAAACCTTTAGTATTAACTGCTACATCTCCAGACAATGCAGCCATATTACTAAGTTCTCTTCGAGTAGCTAATGCTTCGGAATATGTTAAATTAAAATCTTTTGCTAATTTACCTGTAGCTTCGTCTGCGGATTGAAGTGCATCAACCATTCCAGCAATTAATGCTTCAGGTCCTAAAAGACTTTTAGCTAAACCAGAAAATGCTGATTTCATTCCAGCACCCATGATTTTAAATTTGTCTCCTAAAGTTGCAGCATTTTTACCACCATCGGTTAACTTATTAGCCATTTCTTCCATGGCTTCTTTAGCTTCATCAAGTCCTAATTTATCTGCTAAACCACCAAGACCCATCTTATTCATGGAATCTTGCATACCTTTTAGAGCATTACCTCCTAATCCTAAAGCATCTTCTATATTTTCTGCTTGTCGATTATATTCTCTAGCATTAGTAATTAAATCTTCAAAAGCTTGGTTTTGACCATTAATAGTACCTCTAATTTCATTTTGAGCAGCACTAATTTTGCGAAGTTGTTCTAGTTGTTGAGCATTTTGTTCTCCATTTCTTCTAGCAGCAATTATAGCTTGTTTATCTGCCTCTAAAGTATCTAATGTGGTTTGGAGTTTTTGTTGCTCTTGTAATGCTTGTTTTTCTAGAGACTGTAATTGTTTAGAAGAAAGTTTATTTATACCAGCATTATGGGATTGGATATCTTGGGCAAGACTAGTAAGTTTATTAAAAGAACGTTTAGTATCACTTAAACCTTTATTTCCTTTACTTATTTCTGATACAGCATTTTGGAATGCTGACGCCATTGAATCTACACTAGCTGTAGCGTCTGAAAGTTCATCTTCCCATTTTTCAAGAAGTTCTCCTACAAGAGCCGCATCATTTCTTAGGTTAGAAAGATCAAATCGGGTAAGATCCTTCCTTAACGTAGTTGCTAAGGTTTGAAGTCTTTGAAATTGTCTTTCTAATTCTTGTGGATCTTGTTGGGCAGCCATCTAAAGTATTTTATTATAAATATTAATTATTTATAACTTACTGGTCTTTTTGGGGGAGGAGTAAATTTTTGTTGTTGATTAGCCGCTTTTTTTAATAATTCTGGGGTTTTTACAGTTCCATCAGAATTAATTACTGTTTGATTGCCTTTTTTACCTTTATTTTTGATTGCTTCTTCTTCTTCTTTATAATAATTTTGAATTTGAGTAAAAGTAAATTTACGAAGCCAAATAGGCATGTTATAGATTGTATTCCAATCGTATCCTCCTTTACCGTGAAAAACTATTTCATGGATTTGCTTAAATAAAGCTGCTCTTGCTTGAGCGGCTATATCAAATGTCAGGCCAAAAAAAGCTAACCCCAATTGGGATATTGATTCTAATGTCAGACCCGTCGGGAAAAAAAGTTAGATCAACATCGGGCTGAACTTCTTTAACATATTCTCTTAATGCTCGAGAATCTTGAGCTAATAGATACCCATCGACAAACTCTCGAACAGATTTTCGTTCATAATCTCCATTTACTGAAGTAATAAGATATTTTAAACGAGTTGAAAGTTCTGGGGCTGCATCTTTATTAATTTTCTTTAAACCTTCTAATTCACGATTAATTTCTTGTTCGTCTTTATGAGTTAAAACTTTAAAAGTAACAACATTACCTGATTTAGGGAGAGTAAATGTAAATTCGTTTTTACGATCTTTAAATAATTCTTCTTTAAGTGGTTTATTCTCTATTTGGGATAAATCTACTGTATAAGGTTCTCCTAAATAATCAAATGAATACTCTGAACCATACCCTAAGATACGGGCTGCAACCATAATTGCGTTTTTATCGCCAACTAATAAGTCATCAAAATTAATTTTTGATACAATTAATGACTTAAGCAATTTATCAAGTACAGTACCGTTTTTAATATATGATTGGTTTGTAAGGATATCTTCTTCCTTAGCAGTCATATATTTGATTTCAACTGTACCTTTTGCTAATTCAGAATCTTCAGGATAAAGTAAACCTTTGGAAGGTAATTCAACTACTTCAGTAGGTAATTTAAATTCACTCATAATTTTTATTTGTTATAACTTAATTGTCTTATATAAATATATTAAAGAGCAGAAATATTATCAGGATTTACATTATATGATAATACTCCTTCTACTTTTAATATAGCTTTGCGGATATCTTCCATTTTTGAACGGTCAAAACCACTAGATGCAATCCATGGGTGACCATCTACTTTAATAGTCATTATAGATTGGAATTTTTCTGTATCTTGCTCACTATATTCCATAGGTTCTTTTACAGATGCTACTGTAACACCTGGAATAGAACGGATATCTGAAAATATTTCTTTTTGAGGGCGTTTCTTAATGTTAGTAATAAGCATACCTACCATTTTAAACTTGTCTTGGTAATCCTCATTTAGTCGCTTGCTAAGCTCCTCTTTAACTAAAGTACGTAAACTATCTAGTTTCATATGGTTATAAATATTGGCCTATCGAATAAGATTAACATTTCCGCTTATAACTTGGTCATTGTCTGTTTCTTTAAAACCAAATTGAATTTTATATGTGTACAATCCTACAGGACAAGGTGTATTGTTATATGTTCCATCCCAATATTCTACATAATTATATGATTCATAAATTAATTCTCCCCAACGATTATAAATTTCTAAATGAAAATCATATGGGTCAAATCCATTTGCAAATACAGGCTGAAAAACATTATTATGTTCGTTTCCATCAGGTGTAAATGTATTGGGTACATAAAATAATAATTCAGGACAACGTGCTACTGTAATTGTAGTTTCTTGAGTAGGGGAAGCACATCCATTTGAATAATGTACTACCGATAAAGGAAACATTCCTGTGTTAGTAAATGCAATTGATATATCATCTTGTTGATACGTTGTACCTATAAATGTCCATTCATTATATCCAGGTAAGTTAGATAAAGCAGTAAATAAAGTTACTACTGAATCGCCTTCACAAATTTCATAAAATGGATTGTATGGAGAAATTGAATCAAGGGTTGGTTGAGGATATACTGTTACAGTAGTTGTTGTATCAAAAGTACATCCACTCAATATATATTCATAATTAATAACATTTGTTCCTACTGCGGTTGATGGAAAAAATTCATTGCCTATAACACCATTGCCACTAATGATTCCTCCAACAGGATTTACGTTTAAAGTAACAAATTCGTCGTATTCACAAAATGGTCCTATAGGATCAATTGTAGGTAAAATGTTTAAAATAAATAAATCAATAGTTACAGGTAATCCAGTACATCCATTAGCTTCTGGGATTACTTGGATAGCTCCTGGAATAAATCCTGCAGGGAATGAACTAAAATCTACTGTAACGATATTGGTTCCTTGTCCTGAAGTAATAGGAGCAACACTGCTCCATAAGTAATTGTATCCTGCTATTGCAGGCACATCATACATTTCGTATGAGCTTAAATAACATATTGTATCTAATCCATTAATAGGGCCTAATGATGGAATTGGTGGACCAGGAACAACTAACACAGTATCAGGTCCTAAACCAGTACCTCCATTACAAGTAGACCAACCAGCATTACAAGTTGGGTAAGTTAAATGGCAAGTATATTGAGTTGGTCCATTTGGAGTTACATTAATAGTAGGACCTGTTCCTATTGGGTTTGGATTACCTACTTGATACCATGTTAAAGTAGGAGTAACTACTGGTCCTGATGGTGTCCATCTCCAAGCATCATTTGTAGCGATCCAGGCAGTTGAGTTTCTACCAGGTACAGCAATTCCTACAGTACCGGCAGCATTATGAATTCCTTGTGTTGCTGTTCCACCTTGCCATTGTAAACAAGGAGGTTTGTTTTGAATATAATTTTCGATGTAATTAGAAGATTCATAAATTACAATATGAAATGTACCTTGATTAGAAGTACAACTGAACATAGGCATGTTTGTCCAACTTACTGTTAACTTTCTACAAGGTGCAACTCCACTTGTTTGATATCTAATTTGCCCTCCAATACCAGGATGCCAATCCTGCCAAGGACCCATAATACAATTTTTAGGTACTAAAAAATTATTCGTTGGAATAGGTTGGGAGGTAAATGTAGTAGGTTGTCCTGGGGAGAATGAAATCCAACCATTTGAACCTACATAAAATTGGGTATATGTTTGTCCAAAGAAACAAAATGTAAACCCAATATTAAATGGACCCTGTTGAGTATCATCACCCATAAACAATTGAGTGCCTGTATTTGTTTGAGCAATATATGGTATGTTAGAAACACCATAATTTGTTGTTTGATTGGGGTTTGTGCCTGTACCACATTGGCTTAAATTTGCGGTTAAAGTTGTTGATCCTACACCACAAGGCAATATTTGATCAGGTCCTAAAGCAGGGCAATATTGACCATATCCTACAAAGGTCAATAAAAGAAATATAAATAATTTTTTCATAGATCCAATATATTGAAAGAAAATAAAAGCCCCAAATTTCTTTGGAGCTCTTATATATCTATTGTTTAACCTAATATTAGTAGTTCAAGATACAGTAGTCAGGTTGTACTTCAACTGTGATATTTGTTGGAGTTCCATCATCATCCCAGTTATAATCACCAAAATTAGCACTTGTAATAACAGCTCCTTTAACAATCCATTCAGAAACGATATCACCTACAGGGCCAATAACGTTGAATGTAATGTCTTTCTTATAGAAATCAGAGTATCCATCTCTACCTGTTACTGACTCGTGACCTAAACGTACCCATTCCATTACTGCTTGTGCACCAGAAGGTGTAATTGCATCATATAATGTAAATGTAATTGTATTCCAAATGGTTTTTCCTTTTACATAACGTTGAACGTTGATGTGGTTAAGAGGAACTGCAGTTTGAGTTAAATTTACTGCGCTTACTCCTTTTACCAAATATGATGGAATACCATCCAGGTAAAGAATAAAACGGTTTGTTTGTTTAGGTTCAAACGCTGTAAAAAATATTTCGTTTGGATTTAAAATTGCCATTTGTTTTCTATTTTAATTTTATTATAAATATTCAATTTTTATTTTTTTATGCTGGGAATTCAGCTCCTGTTGGCATCAAGATGAAATCTAGGGAGATAAATTCTGCTGTACGTGTTGGTTGGATATAAATTTGTCCTACTAATTGGTTTTGATCAATTACTGCTGGGCCGTTGTTTGAATCATCCATTACAACTTTAAATGCATACAATCCTTGTTTTTGTTGAATATTTTCTAAGTATGGAGTAACTTTAGAAAGGAATACATTTCTTGTTGTAATTGTGTTTTGTTCAAATACAATCGTATCAGCAATTTGACGAATATATCCTTTTAATTCAATCATCAAACGACGTACATTTACGCGATCAAGAGCAGATTGAGATTTTTGTAATGTTTTCTGACCAAATACTACTACACCTTGTTTAGGTAATGTTGCAATTGGGTTAATGTTATTAGCATATAATGTATCTCTTTCTGCTTGAGTTAATTTGTATTGAGCATATGATACAGTACCTAAACCACCACGATTAATACCTGCTGGTGCAAACCATGGAGCAGATACTTTATCGTTAAACGCATATACACCTGGAATTACTGTTGAAGCTGGGGCCCAAACTAATTTTCCAGTTGATGCATCTGCTAAACGAACCCAAGGCCAATATGTTGCAGCGTATGAATTATCAAATGATTGAGCGGTGCTTACTGCACTAGCAACATTACTTGAATATTCAACCATATCAGGAATATACAAACAATCACCTCTATTTTGTGAATTTACAATTAAACTATTTACTTGTGATGCATGTAATGAAGCAATTAATCCAGGAGTAAAAATAACATTATATTGGTAAAAATCAGCATTGCTTAACAAGCTAATCATGTTGTTATATGCACTAGCTGGGAGACCTTGAGTGTTATTTTGGGTAATATTTTCGTTGAGTAAAATTGTTGAATTTGCAGTACCTACAGCTCCACCAAACGAACCACTTTGACCTATTGGAATTGAAGAGGTATATTGAGATTGAGCAACACCATTTGCATCGAAATAATTTGGTGTTGGTGAATTAACACTTTTTACACGAACGTAACGAGATTTATTCGGATAATCACCAGTTACATCCATCTGATTTGTAGATGAATTATATGCTAATAGTTGGTTACCAACTACTTTAGAAATAAATCTTGATGAGTTTGGATCTAATGTTATACTATTCCAAGTTTCTAGAATAGTTTTAGTAGCATTATTATCATCTCCACGACGGATAATTAAATTAAATGTACCAGATCCTGTATTTGTATTAGTAATTTCAAATCTAACATTATCTGCACTTCCTGAAGCTAAAGCTCCTGAAACTTCAGAACCAGCATTATTCATGATAGTTCCTTTAGATAATGTTTCTAAAGTAAATGCTACTGAAGATGCTCCATTAAATCCTCCAGCCATTGAAGAACTTGCTAAGAATGAACTGTTACCTGCACCTCCATAAATGTAACCTCCAGGTGAGAATCCGTATCTAACAACAGTTCCGTTTAATGCAGAAGAGGAAACTCTAGAGAAAATAGAAAGTACATCTGTAGAAGCATTATATGATGCAGAAAATAATGAAAATATTTCATTTTGAACACCAAATATTGAAGATGAACCAAAGAAACCAGCTATTCTAGCACCAAATTCATCAACTGTTGGGTTAGCAGACATACTAACATATCCTACATTTGCAGAATCGTTATAGTAATCATACCCAAAGTTAGCTCCTTGAACCCAGTAATCAGTGAAAGTACCTGCTGCTGAAGGGATACTTAATTTAATAGTACCACCGATAACACCACCTGCATTAGAGGCTGTGTAACTTGAAGAAACTAAAAATGAAGCTGAAACAAAGCCTCCATTAGTTGAGCTAATAGCATTACCTACACTACCTGTAGCAGATGTATAAGATCCACTAACTACTCTTGCTACCCATAATGCTGTTCCACCATAGTTAAAATAGTTAAAAGCTGCTTGAGAAGTTAAGTAAGAATATGAATCACCACCACTTACAAAAACATCTCCAAACAATGTTGTATAGTCAGAATAAGAAGTAATTAATGTTGGAACTTCAACTGGCCCTTTTACAGTTGGGCCAATGATTGCTGCACCAGGAGGAACTGGTTGGCCAGCTAAGAATGTGTTGTCTATTTCGCTAATTGCTACTCCAGGAGAAACTGTGAAATTTGCCATTTTATTTTTTATTATAAATATGAATGTCTTTTTTAAAATGTATTACTAAGCAGGGAAAGTTGCACCTGTAGGTAATACATTAAAATCAAGAATAATAAATTCAGCTGTTCGAGTAGGTTGTAAGTAAATTTGACCTACTAATTGGTTTTGGTCTACTACTGAAGGTGGATTGTTGGATTCATCCATTATTACTCTAAATGCTGTTAAACCCTGTCTTTGTTGAACTGAGGCTAAGTAAGGATTAACTTGAGATAAGAAATTATTTCTAGTAATTACATTATTTTGCTCAAATACTAAAGTATCAGCTACTTGAGATATATAATTTTTAAGTTCAATTAATAAACGACGTACGTTTACTCGGTCTAAAGCACTAGGTTTTTTCTGTAATGTTTTTTGTCCAAATACTACCACACCTGTATTAGGGAAAGTAGCAATTGAGTTAACATTACTTTCGTAAAGCAAATCTCTGTTTCCTTGAGTCAATGAACGTTCTGCTTGAATAACATTAGTTAATACTCCACGGTTAATACCAGCAGGAGCAAACCAAGGTTCAGCAACATTATCATTAAATGCGTATACGCCAGGGATCATAGTAGAAGCAGGTACCCAAACTTGAGTTCCTGTATTTGGGTCAATGGTTTTAACCCAAGGCCAATATGATGCGGCATATGAAGTATCATATCCGGTTGCATTAGAAGTTACTTCAAGAACGTTTGCACCATATCCTACTAAATCAATTACTGTCATAGCATCTCCTCTGTTTTGAACAGTTGAAATTAAACTATTAATTACAGAAATATGAGAAGGATAATTTGCAGAATCTGCTATTAAACCAGGAATTGTTAATAAATTATAGTTATACGCATCTTGGTTGGCAAGTAATGAAATAGATTGTGTGTATGCGTTAGCGGTAAGACCTTGAATATTTGTATTTGAAATATTTTCATAGTAATTACCTGCTGTACCTGTTGGAGTATTTTTTCCAACTGCATTTCCAAATGATCCACTTGATAAATAACAAATAGAACCAGTGTATTCTGGTTTAGGAGTACCTAAATTATCTAAGTAATTTGGAGTAGTAACTTTTACTTGTTTAACACGTACATAACGTGAACGATTTTGATAATTACCTACTAATTCAATATAGTATTCACCAGTTGTTGGGTCATATTGAACTGTTTCTGTTTGATTACCAATTACTTTTTCAATATAGTTTGAAGCAAATGGATCAAGTGATAAATTTGTCCAAGTTTCTAAAATGGATGGAGATATTACTGAGTCATTTCCTTGACGAATTACTAAAGTAAAAGTACCATTGTTAATATTAGTGTTAGTAATTTGCCATCTAAAGTTATCTGCAGATCCACTTAATAAAGTACCATAAGAACCTGTCGGGCCAGTACTATTCATAATGTCTCCAGAAGACAATGTTTCTAAAACAAATGCTTCAGTATTAGTTCCTCCTGAAAAATATGCAGTTGTACTTCCAGAAATATAATAGGATGAATTTCCTATAAGACCATTAGATCCTGTAAATGTTAATACTAAGTTAGGAGAGTTAACACTTGAACTAATGTATTGAAGAGATGAACTGTATAGAGCTAAAGAACTGCTAAAGCTTAAATATTGAGAAGAAGTAACAACATAATTTGCAACTGTTGAAGCCGCAAATGACGAAGTATTAATATAAATAATACTAGAATTATTTACAACAGTTCCAGCTCCAGATCCTGTATAATAAAGTGTAACACCATTTACATTAAATGATCCTGAACCAACGGCTGCTAAACTAGCAGAAATAAATGTTAAATCAACATTTGCTGATGCTGAAGTAGCTGCTGTTGAAGTTGGTATAGTTGAGGATGTTGCTGGGGTAAATGAACCACTTACGACACGAGTAACTAATAAGGAAGTTCCTCCATTATTAAAGTAGTTATATGCCGAAATTGATGTGAAATAAGTATAAGTTTGGCTCCCACTAATAAAAGTAGAGCCAAATTTATTTAAATAGTCACTATATGAAGTTACAATAGTAGGGATTCCTACTTTACCTTTAACGGTTGGTCCTACAATAGCGGCACCTGCAGTTACAGGTCCTTGAGTGATAAATGATTGGTCGTTCTCTATTGCTAATACACCAGGTGATACAATTGTTTCTGCCATTGTAATAAATTATTTTATTATAAATATGGTGTATTTTGATCTAGATTATCT